TACGGCCTTATCTGACGCGATAGCTATTGACGCTAACCGTTACCCTGACGAAACAACATTTATGGTGGTTTAGATGGCTCAACAGCTACAGAGCATTACCATTACTGCACCGGGATTCGCGGGTATAAACACCCAAGACGCACCCTTGGCGCAGGACGCAAGTTTCTCTGCGGTCGCGGACAACTGTGTCATTGATAAGGAAGGTAGGATTGCCGCAAGGAAGGGTTATGAAATCCTGAACGGCAACGATCTTCTTGGCTCGTCTGACGGCATAGAATCTATGGGTGAGTTTGTTGCTGAAGATGGAGACATTACGTTCTTCTCCGCAGGCAACAACTTAATCTTCTCAGGCACTACCACGATGGTAGATGTGACTCCTGCATCCTATACCATCACAGCTAATAATTGGAAGTTCGTCCCGTTTAACAACAACATGTACATGTTCCAACGCGGGTATGAGCCTTTAGTTTACTCGGACGCAACAGGCAATGTGACAACAATGTCCTCTCACGCGAGCGCGTCAGGGACTCCGCCCCAAGGCAACGTGGCGATTGCTGCTTTTGGTCGCATGTGGGTAGCAGACTTTACGGATAACAAGTCTACTATCTATTGGTCTGATCTACTAAACGGCTCAGCGTGGTCAGGAGGCTCGTCAGGCTCAATAGATATTACTAAGGTATGGCCTACAGGGTATGACGTTATTACGTCTCTCGCGGCTCATAACGGCTTCCTGATTATCTTTGGTCGCAACTCAATGCTTGTGTACTCCGGCGCTGATAGCCCTGCGACTATGACTCTCTCGGATACTATCTCCAACGTGGGTTGTGTGTCTCGAGACGCAGTAGTCTCCACAGGTAAAGACCTAATCTTCCTCGATGACTCAGGTGTTCGTAGCCTCTCAAGGACTATCCAAGAGAAGTCAGCACCTATTGGCGATATTTCTAAGAACGTCAACAATGATATTAAGTCTCTCTTCGCGGCAGAGACAGGGAATATTAGTATGCACTACTCGCCACGACAGGCGTTTGTGTTACTAAACTTCCCACAGTTAGGCGTGGTTTATACCTTTGACACACGCTTCCCCTTGCAAGATGGGAGTTTCAGGGCGACTACTTGGAGTCATATGAACCCTCTGTGTTTTACAGAGACTGCTGCTGAGGAGTTGTACATTGGCGTTCAGGACGGAATAGCAGAGTACACAGGGTATTCAGACAACAACACCGGATACCTCTTGAGTTACTTCAGCCATCCTTTAAGTTTTGGTAATACATCAAACCTCAAGTTCCTCAAGAAGATTAACCTCACTACCTTTGACGGGGCTGAGTCTACGGTCGTATTGAACTGGGCGTATGACTACTCCGGTAACTACAGGAAGCAAGCCTACACCTTACCGCAGTCAAATGTGGGACAATACAACATATCAGAGTTCAACACTGAGGCTGAGTATTCATCCTCTATCGCGTTGATTAAACGCAAGAAGATCAACGCCTCCGGTCAGGGTACAGTCGTGGCTGTGGGTGTAGAAACAACGGTTGATGGCAAGTCCATCGCCTTACAAGAAATCAATATTCAAGCCCTTATGGGAAGGATAGTGTAATGTCGAACTATACTAAACTAACTAACTTCGCAGCCAAGGACGCTTTGGTTAGCGGTAACCCTGCCAAAGTAATCAAAGGCTCAGAGGTTGGGGCTGAATTTGATGCGATTCAGGTAGCCGTAGCCACGAAGTCTGACGCTGCGAGTCCTACTTTCACAGGCTCAACTACAATGGCAGACCTAACAGTGAGTGGTACTTTCACAGTTGGCACGATTGATGGAGGTACTTACTAATGGAAGAATTGATGGAGTATCTAAAAGGCATTCCCGGAAGCTCAACAGGGAATCTTTTAGCAGGCATTGGCGGTGCAGCCGCACAGCAGAAGATTATCTCTGACATCGAGAAGCTCGGTGAAAGGGATGTCGCTGCGGTCTTCGGTCAGCCTACTGTCCCTCAATATGAGGGTGGTATCTTAGGCGAGATACAGCGTCAGTCAGAGTTCAAGCCTTTCACGGTGACTACACCTACAGGTGCTAGGGCTACCATGAGCGAAAGAGGCTTAGGCACAGCCCTGAGTGGTACTGAGCAGCAGCTACAGGAAAACCTCTTAGGCTTTGGTACGCAAGCCTTTGGTATGTTGGGCGACCCTGCGGCAAGAGCGCAAGAACAAGCCAATGTTATAGGCATGCTGACTCAAGACCCCTCTCAAAGAGCGGCTCGCGAGCAAGACATCTTTGGTCGTCTGCAAGCTACTTTGTCACCCGAGCAGGAACGCGCAAGGCTTCAGCTAGAAGAGCGTTTAGCAGGTCAGGGTAGGCTAGGTGTTAGGACTTCTATGTTTGGCGGTACGCCTGAGCAGTTAGCCCTAGAAAAGGCTATCGCAGAACAGCAGGCAGGTCTTGGTGTCAGTGCTATGGAGCAGGCTCGTCAGGAGCAAGCGTTGCAATCACAGCAGACTCTCGCGGGTTTAGGTGAAACACGAGCTAGATTAGGACTCCTTGGTGAGTTAGGACTATCAGCTATTCCTACAGGCTACGCACCACAGCAACAGCTCCTCGCGACACTACAGCCGCAGCTAGAAGCCTCAAGGATAGCGTCTGCGCTACAGTCTTCAGGTCTAGGTTTGGGTACTCAGTTAGCAGAATCTACACTAGAATCTCAGTTGGGCTACGCAGCACTAGCTAACGCTTTACGTCAACAGCAATTCCAAGGGCTGTTTGATTTGTTGAAGGGCGAGCAGGAGGCAGCAAGCAATCCTCCGGCAATAAACACAGGCGCTTTCCCAACCACAGTCCCTTCGGGCGGTGGATTTAACATTAATATCGGGGGTTAACCAATGGCTATAGACGTACAAAGCCTGTTCGCGGACATCATTGATACTCCTGAACAGCGTCAACAGAAACTACTCCAACAGGGCATGGTGCAAGGTCAACTATTGTCATCCGGTCTTCGCGGTCGTGCAGCAGCGTTAGCCCCTCTTGCTCAGGTAGCAGGTCAGCTTGGCGTACAGCGTCAGGAAGACCTCCGCAGGGCAGTGCAGCCTATGATTGGCATTGATCCTCGAACTACCGGGGAGAAGATGGCTGAACAGCTTGGTAGCTTAGACCCAAGCGATCCTGATAGCTTGTTAAAAGCTGCACAAACTATTCAATCAATAGACCCTGTTAGAGCGGCAACTCTTCGACAAGCGGCCCTAGAAAGAAGGCAACAAATTCAAGAGTTTGAATTAGCTCAACGACAAAAAGAGCAGCAAATCGCAGAGTCCGAGCAAAGTATCATATCATCGCAAGAAAACATTCTATTAAATAGGAGAAGAACTGATATTGAGCTAGAAAGGCTTGGATTCCAAGTTGAAGATAGAGAATATCAACGCAGACAAGATGAAATAAAAAATGAACAATGGCAAAAAGCGTTTGATTTAGAGCAAGAGCAAATTAATCAAAACAGAAGCAGTTTAAGTGTTGCGGGTCAAAAAGCTCAAGCAGAATTCTTATCATCGTGGCAAGATTCTAGGGCTAAGGCTAGAAGAGCAAGTGCATTAGCTGATAAATTTGCTGCTTACAATGAAACAGGCACGGGCGGCAGAAGTGGCGCAGTAGGAAGAGCAAGCAGGGCTTTGACAACATTGCTTGGCTCAGAAGACCCTTCACTACTTAGCTATGCTGAGCTAGAAGAAATTAGAGCAAGTAATGCTATTCAGCTTCTTCCTAAAGGCCCTGCGTCAGATAGAGATATTAACTTAGTGTTAAACACTCAGCTTTCTGACCTAAACAGTAAGGCTGATATTGAAAGTTATCTTCGAGGCATTGCAAAAGCTCAAGCTATCATTGCCGAAGATAGCAGGCAAACTTTGGAATATATTGGGAAAAATAACGGCGAATATAGCGGCTATATTTCTGAATGGGAAAAAATGCAAAGAGGTGAAGACTCTAGCTTGTATAAATTCTCAGAAGGGGAGACTTTTGCTGACTACATGAACAGTAAATATCAAGTTGATATTGGATACAATACAGCCCCAACAGACGATGCAGATGAAGATAAAGACGCGCTGTTAGATGACATACTAGGCTCAGGGTAAATATTATGGCAACTTCATTAAAAGAAGTCTTACAAAGCGGATTTTCTAGAGAAGATGCTGCTCGCATACCTGCTAACGATCTTAGGTTAATAGCGGCAGGCAAAGACGGCGAGGTATCAAGAAGCACTCTAGAGTACATAAAGGCAGCTCAACAAGACGCAGGAGCTTTAGAGTATTTAGATGTCGGCACTTCTCTTGGTGGCGCATTAAGTGGCGCTGCGGTAGGGTCAATGTTTGGCCCAGTCGGAACTGTAGTTGGAGGAATAGCAGGAGGAGCGATAGGAGCTTTCGGAGGAGAAGTCGCTGAAGATTTGTTAGCCGGAAGAGAAGTTAGTGTTGGCTTAGAAGAAGGAGGAGCTTCTAGAGAGGCTCTTAGCTCTTTAATGTGGGACGGCATTTTTCTTGGAGCAGGAAAGGTTGTCAGGCCAATCGCAAGAACTCTGGGAATAGACCCCGGCCGTATGCTAGGAGCATTGCGGTCAGAAGAAAAAGTGTTTGATATAGATAAGATTGCTGATATTCCTATAGACACCCCCGAAGGGGTATTGCAGTTAAACAATTTTTTGACATCAAAAGATGGAGGCTTAACTCTTACCC